CAGGGTTAACTAAAGCTGATGATATACCACCAACAGTAGCGCCGCCGACCAATCTTGCTAACGCATTACCAGTTCTACCAGCTAAAGTTGTAGGGGATACCCCTGTTTGAAATCCACCTGATCTAAGCGATTGTGCTAACGGTGTAGTTACTTTAGCTATGCTAGGTATAGCTTTGCCTGCCGCTTGTATGGGTTTAGAAAGAAAACCCCCCACAGGCAACGTAGCTACAACTTCACCTGCAAACTCACCCGCGCCTGCATAGCCAGGTGCTACGTCTTTATACGGCTGAATAAACTGTTTTTGCAATTCTTGGCGACGTATGGCATCTTCAGTTAAGAATTGCCCTGTGTCTGTAGCGCCTAACGCTGTTAAACCTTTACCAAGCAATTTTTGACCACCAAGCACAATATTACCTACGCCCGTGTATGCGCCTGCAAACGGTGCAATAGCAGTAGTTAACTCGCGCTGTACCATTTCTCTGCGAGCATCCGCAGGTTCAGCAGCAACATTTTGACGCGCATCGGGAGCGTTTACTATTGTTGGCGCTTGTGTTTCGCCACGCATACGCTTAATTTCCATTGCTAATGCTTTTGCGTCGTCAACATTGCCTGCCGCATCAGCTTTAACAAGCGCAGAACTTAACTGTTCAAGAGTAGCCATATTATTGAGCGTATTTATTTACTAAAGCGTCAATATTAACGCCGCCTGATGGCGCTTCACCTGCTTTTTTCCTAGCCCTTTCAATACCTGTTTTAACAATAGCTTTGTATTCGTTAGCAGCTGCAAGAAATTCTTTTTCGCTTTGCGCTAAACTCATCCTTGTTTTAGCCGCCGTTGCTTTTTTACCCTCTGTTTCAGTAATAGCGCCGCCGCCTTTAAGAGTCTCAAACGCTTCTAAGAACGCGCCACCCATAATTTCATCAAAACGCGCTTTAAAGTCAGCCGCAGGAGTGCCAGGTATAAGTTGTTCAACACCTGGTATACCTAAAGTTTGAAGTCTACCCATACCTACCGCACCTGTAAAGCCTGGGTGAGGCGCTGTGCCTGCGTTAATAACTTTACCACTTTTATCTTTAACTGCAGGTGTTCCAACCATAGCATCAATTTTGCTAAGTAGACTTTCACTTGTTGCAATAGCATTTGGTAACGCTATAGCAGCAGCCGCTTGTGCTTTACCTGCTGTTGTACCCGCTGCTTTAGATGCGGCAAGTTTTGCTTGTACGTTAGGATCTAAGTCCGCAGCTAATCGTCGTTCTGCTAAGTTTAATTGACCGCCTGATATATCAGTCTGACGTCTTGCATTTCTTTCTCTTTCGGCGTTAGCACGTGCGGTTTCTTCAGTTGTAACACGTTTTTCAGCGTCTAACCCCCGTTGAGCAATAATTGACGCGCGTTGCGCTAAAGGAATTGAAATTAAATCTTGCACAAAAGCATCCGCTTGCTGAGGTGTCCAAGCGCCTTCTAACACGCCGTCTTGAGCGTGCGCTCTAATATTGTCGTCAGATGGATTAAATTTTAAATCGGATGTTTTTTCACGAATTAATTTTAATTTTTGAGCTTTTGTTTCAGTTAATGTTTTTTGTTCAGTAGCTTGTTGTGTTTTTAACTGTTGCGCTGTTAATTCAACGTCTCTTTGTGCTTTAATAACACCAGGAATGGCTGATCCAGCGCCGCGTTCGGCTAGTTGTTTGGTCAAAAGGTTGTAGTCTAAAGAACCTGTGTTTGGGTTAAAGGCGCCTTTATATGCTTCAGCTAACGCATTTTGCGTATCAAAGTCTTGTTGCGCTTGACGCATTTTTAATGCGTTAAGCTGTTGACTTTGTTGGCCGCCTTCAATCTGCATCATCGCCGCCATGCGATTTAACGGGTCTTGAATTTGAATAGGTTTAACGCTTAATGCAATACTTGGATCAATAGTTGCCATAATTAGTCCTTAAAAATTACATTGAATAGGCATCCGCGCCGCCAATTGAATAAGGTTCTGGCATAACATAGCCACCCCCACCACCGCCAGTTGTAGGAAAACGCCTATCTAAATAATTTTGATTTTGGTAAAAGTTTAATCCTTGCCCTAAGCCGCTACTTAACGCATTAGCGCCACCAACATACCCAGACGCCCTTGCATTGCCTGCCCCAATAATGTTACCCGCTTGAGCCGCACCAAAGGCACCTAATGTATTAGTTCCTCCTGTAGCGTAGTTTTGTGACGCTTGTTGGGCTTGTTGAGATGCGGACTGCCCAACACCTGCAAGACTTTGCAACGGTGCAAGCGTATTAGTTCTTTCAGTTTGAAAACGATTAAAAGCATTACCATACTCTTGCGCTTGTTGCGCGCGATTGGCTTGGTAACGATTAAAAGCATTTTGGTATTCTTGCGATGCTAAACCTTGCCCGTATTGTTGCGCTCCTTTAAGAGTAGCGCCTGATAATAAACCACCTCTAGCGGCGGCTGTACGGTCAAGGGCTTTCATGCCTTCGGATAAACGAAAAGCATAGCCTGGATCTGCTTGGAAATCACTTGCGCCAAAGTTTCTCATGGCAGATGCTGGATCGTAACCCGCAACACCACCAAACTTAGCTGACGCGTATGGGCCACCTTGCAGTTGCGATAACAACATATTTTGACCAGTAAGGCCAGCTTGTCTAAACGGTTCGTTTAATTCAAGTTGTTTTAAATATTGTTCCCGCTGAAGTTCGGTTTGTTGATCAGCAATATCTCGCTGTGCTTGCGTAGCTTCGCCTGCTGATTTTGCTTGCGCGCTAGATGCTTTACTAGATGTATAAGCCCCTACTAAAGTGCTAGCTGCTACTGATCCTGCTACCCATCCGCTCATGTTAATTCTCCTTGTAATACTATACCAAAATTTATCTTCATAGACGTTCTATAATCTACTAACAGTTCATCGTCAATTTTAATATCTTTAGTTGCTACTGCGTAAATATCATCGCCATTCTTTACGGGTTCAATATTAGCATTAAACGAATGATTTATAAACCTACCACCAGGCGTTCTTTTTCCATTTAAACGTCCTGGGCAGATAATTTCCCCAATTTCAAAGGATTTTGTTGCAAATAATCCTTTTCCGTGAATTTGCGAGTCACGTAGCTCAACAAAATGACCTTCTGGCATATCTATTAAATCGGACTCATTTTCAGCAATTGCGTGTACTTGTTCACGCGTCATGCCTATTTGCTTTAAAAATAACAAATAATCAATTTGCGCTTGTTGTTCGGCAGTTCGACTATCGCCCAAACCGTATACAGGCACAACATAAAGTCGATCTTCTAGGACTGCTATATCTTTACAATCATCAGAGTTTGCGTAAATATCTACCCAAACTACCTCATCTTCAAACACGCGCCCTACGCGTTGCGCGCCTGCTTTAGCATCAAATTCACATGGCGCAGTCAATATTTTTACTTCTGTGCCAATATTAACAGCAATTGTACCCTTTTCTAGCCGAACTTTGTAATCTGTTTTATGCGCTGCCCCTGTTAAAACACACCAAGGCGGTACAGTAATCTTTCTTTCGTAAACATTTGGCATAAAAGTATGCTCAGTTACAATGTCTGCTTGTTCCATTTTAAGCAATTCATCTTGCAACTTGACAATCTTATCTGGCGTTACATCAATCTTAGTTAAACCCATATTTGCAAACATAGGTAACGTAGGTAAAAACCCTTGTCCGTAAGTGACGTTCATCTCAATTTGCATATTATTCTAGCAATAAGTTGTTGTTTGATGCTGCTTGCGTTGTTACCCAGCTTGTGCCATCTGACACAATGGTTGCCCAATTACCTGCTACGTTATCTAGTATGGCTGTACCCGCAGCTCCACCCGCCCTTGATACAACATTACTAGATGCTGACACTAATAATTGATTCTGATAGTTAATAAAATATAAAACCCGCCCTGTGTTAGCCGATGGCGACGGTAGCGTAACCGTGCAAGTAGAGCCTGTCTTATTGTTTATTAACCATGTATCTGTAGATGCTACACTAAAATCAGCCGTTTTGGTAACTGGTGCATTTGTTGTTACGGTGCCATTAGTAGCTACGCTAATCGAACCTGTACCATTAGTAATAGTTATTCCTGTACCAGCCGTCAACGTGGCTTTGGTCAGGGTATTGCCTGTTGTGTTACCAATCAATAGTTGACCGTTGGTGTACGTTGTTTGTCCTGTACCGCCATTATCAACGTCTAAGGTGCCAGCAAGCGTTACGGCGCCTGTAGTAGCCGTATTAGGCGTTAAGCCTGTAGAACCCCCGCTAAACGACAATACACCTGTATTAGCCACGGTGACATTACCTGTTGCGCTTGATACAGAAATACCCGCTCCTGCCACGTTAGACAATACACCTGTGTTGGCAATACCGATAGTTCCTGCGCCGTTAGTAACACCAATGCCTGTACCAGCCGTCAAAGTATTTAAGTCGTATTTTTTGCCTGCGGTATTGCCAATTAATAATTGACCATTTAAAGGGTAATCACTTAGACCTGTACCGCCATTGGGTATTTGAACAATACCTAAATTAGCGCCTACAATCGTATAAATGTTGTTAAAGAACCTAAACCACTCCCGTGACATTAAACCTGTACGTGGATCTATTAACTCAACTCTAGGCGCAGGAATCTGCGTAATGTTAATTGGATCAGGCATTAGTTGGCGACAACAATATTTCAGCGTTGGTAATAGCAATCTTTACTGGATCGGTGCCTGACACTTCATAGACTCGATCACGCAACTTCTGTGTCATACCAAGCCGACGCCAAAATGTACGAAAGCCATATTGACCAATCTTACCCATTGACGACCAATGTTCATTTGACCATGTATGGCCACCATCATCTGACCAACGCAACATGGCTTGAGGATTATAGCCAGGCGCTGCTGGATAACTATTAGTCTCCAATATATAGCCGTTAATGTCATCAAGACTTGTGTTTGTACCTATAAGTTCAAACCCATCATTTGATTCTGTAGTTAATTCTAATCCCGCTTGCGTAGCTAAAATAACCTGCGCGTATTCCGCAACAATTTCTTTACCATCTTCTGTTGCTAAATCTTCAGAATCGTAGCCTGGGTATAAATTTAACCCAACGCCTGTCTCGGCGTTAAGTTGCAACGTATGTTGGGCAGTACGTTTAAAGTTATTTTGCCCAGGCATTAACGCGCGCCATGAACGTAACCACTTTTGAGGTTGGTCGTTATCTGCGTAAACATCTAAGTCAAATTGATAGATATTACCGTTTTCAAAGTCACCAACAATAATTGCGCCGCCAAAATTACATTGGTTATTGCTTCGGTGTCTTGTAAAATTGCCATCAATAAAACCTGCACGTTCATGCCATGCTTGCGTGGCTACGTCATAAACCCATGTAGCGTTGCCTGTTGGGAAACTAAGCACATAAAACGCATGGCCGTCTTGTTGGTATGTGTAAGCTACCGCATCGGATATATTGCCGTACTGTTGGATTTGCCATTCAATTGCATGAGTAGAAACCCGAACACCTGTGTAACCGTTAGCACGATAGACGATACCTTGACCACGGGCGTCTGTACCTAACCAAAATAAACCGTTATCTAACTTAGCAACTGAAAATGCTGCAACGCAACCAATTTCATTAAAAGCACCTTGAATACGCGTCAAAGGAAAGTCGGCTGCACCTGAGTCATACCAAACTTCAACCGAGTCTGTACCAAACACCCATAACTCACGGTGATCGGATATAAGAGCAACTACGCCGTCTGGTGAACCTTCAGCACTAGCAAAGTCTAACGGATCAACCGATGTGCCGTCTAATAGCTGGGAAACCCATATCTTTTGACTATTCGGTTGGTTAAAGACAAAATAACCATCTAAGTAGGACACGGTTACAGCGCCAGGGAAATCAGGGTCTGTAATCTGTGCAAAGACATTAGTTACTTCGTTATAGATGTAACCTTTTGGATTACACGCTAAAAATATCTGTATGCCATTATCTGCAATAGATACGGGGCCTGTACCTGATACGGTGCCTAAAAGTGTTGGTGTAGCGGTAGTGCCTGTTAGTTTATAAAATTCTTGCCCAGATACTACATAGAAGTCTGAACCGTTTGTTTGATGCGCCCATAATGCGCGAATAGGGCCAGTACCTATAGTTTGTAAAAACTTTAATCCAGGCGCGCGTTGTAAAAACCCTGTTTCTTCCCCTTCCGTTACAACTTCAGGAAAAAGATTAACCATACGGGCATCCGCTGCATTAACGCTCCGTGCAACATACGATTGACCTAAAATCGGGGTTTTCATTGTTTATGCAGTTACACCTTTGATTACTGCAAAGCTAAATACTGGCGTTTCTGTAGTAGTACCGCCTGTAGTTCTAAAGCTAATATTAAAACTACCCGCCGTAACCGCAGTAACCATTAAATCATATAAATCTGTACCTGATTTTTGGTTAAGAATAATTACATCAGATGCTGCAACGGTGCTATTTGTTACGGTAAAAGTTGCTGCGGTAGCAGACCCTGCGGCGCTAACTAATGTAATTGAACCCGTTGTTTTGTTAAGTGTTACGCCTGTAGTTCGGCTAGTTCCTTGAACAACAGTACCGCCAGCGCCAGTTGCGTAGCCTACGCCTGCGGTGCCAGTTGAAACAACCGTACCAGTTGCAGTTACGCTTGTACCTGAAGCCACGCCTAAATTTGGCGTGGTAAACGCGGGGCTAGTAAACAAATTAGTTATAGACAGTTGTTTAGTCGTGGTAGTAGAGGCTTGCACAATTGGCAATACATCAGCCCCAGCTTGAGAAGTTGCAACAGGTAACGCTGAAATAGCAATCGTAGCCATGATTTATCCTTAATAATTTCCTGCAAATATATTGTAACGCTGGCGTGTGCCAACAATACTGTACGGCAAAGACATAATATCGTCTGGGTTGTTAATACGTTTTATGTTGCGTTTAGACGTCATTGCAATCCGTGATACTTGTGGGCTTGGCTCTACGCCAAACTCGGCAGCAAATTCACAAGCTAAGTTATATCTAAAAGCTCTTAAATAACCTGGCGGGAGCAATATATTAGTTGCAAGCGTAGCTGGTTGGGTTAACTCCTGAACTGAAATAAAATGCCATTGCAACACTTTAGTTGGCTTAGGATATATAAACATCTCAATATTAGGGTACGTCATATTAGTAAATATGACTTGCGGGTAAGTGCTAGTGACTGTCTTAACCGCAATACCGTTATATTGCTGTTGATTAATCATCTTAATACCAAACGATATACCGTTGGCAGGGTCAATAAAGTATGTAGAGTCGTCTAATAAAACAGGTCGATTACCTACAAAGTCACCTGTAGGCCCTAGCGTTCTACTGAGTACATTAGGTGGCCAATTAAATACTTGGTCTTGCGTAGAAAATACTGATAGACGCTCAGTATTCCATGAATCAATCATTTGATTTAAAGCAGCTAAAGCATCTTGCGATGTGGCGGCAGACGGCGTTTCACCTTCCGCCAATACTCCTAATAGACGTAGCGCCCCATTAATTTGATCGTTGGCGGTAAAAATTGCCATAACTCACCCTTTACTCGATAGTTTTACGACGTCTTTTTACTTCCAACGTATTGACTGGAGCCGCAATCACTTCTTCTTCAGATGGCGTAGCA